AATACTCTTAAAGCCTGCTCCTCCCAAAAAATATACTAATTAAATCAATATATTATAAATAGTTTCCATAATCTTTCTTATAATTATCTTTATAAAGTTTTTGTCTTTTATTTGCTAATTTCTCACATAAAAAGTAGAAAAAGACTGTTATTAGACAACTTATAATAACAACAGATAATGCTATAACCCATTTGGAAGCAGTGCTTATTTCTCCAAACACACCGAGAAAATATCCAAAAGTTAAACAAATAAACGCTACTCTGTTTAAATATATATCTTTTAGTTTGTAAGACACATCAATATTATCAACATGTATCTGCGTTTGCTGTTCACCCGTTGAAACACTGTTTGTTATTTCATTATTTATCTCTGTTTGCTTATTTCCAAAAGAATGAATTAGCAAAACAAGAGCTCCGCATACCTGCAAAGATATAGCTAATACATAAATAATTTCCATGACAAAATCCTCCTTCATAATAAATATTTGTATTTTATCATATAGTAAAGAGATTGTCATTTTATTTTTCCTATATTATGGTTTTAATTAATAAAGTATCTTATTATGATTTAGTACAGCCTTTACTATTGCACTTACTACTTTATCCCTGTCACTGGTGTATAACATATAGTCGTCTTTATCATCTACGAAACAAGTTTCAATTAATATTGCTGGGGCTTTGGTGTGGTTAAGGAAATATAAATCCGTCCTAGTTTTAACACCACGGTTGGTAAATCCCAGATGTTCCATCTGGTTACAGATACGCCTTGCAATGTCACCTTTATCTGCCACGTTTTCTGTAAGCAGCACCTCTGTACCGCCAATTCTCCCATCACCTTTTTTATCACCCCTGCCTGAATTAAAGTGTATGGATATATGCAGGTCTGCATCTTTTACAGCGTTACATTTAGCACAAATTTTACGCAGGACATCACCCTGGTTCATACCATTATTTACAGTACAGTTTACAGCTTTGATACTATTTTTCTTTAACAGTTTTATTATTTTCCTGGTTATGTACCTGGCTTCTGTGGATTCATCCAGCAAATCAGATGCTCCACAGGCAATTTTTCCAGATGGGTTGTGCCCTGCATGGAATGTTACTTTCCTGATTTTTTTCATTGTTGTTTCCCCGCTTTCTTTACTAAGTTAAAAAAATGCTGGCAGTATTGCCAGCACAATATTATTAAACTATGTATTCTGCAATTACCCAGTCATCTGCCAGGATATCATCCATTGAAGGTGCCCACATGGAATGTGAACCATCCGCCTGCCTGATTTGTAAATATGGGTTGCATACAAACAAATCCCCTTCATTCATTCCCCATGCTTCTGCTGTCTGTTTATTACATGGTATGCCTTGTGGGTATCCTTTCTGGTAAACTATGAACATCCCTTTGCCATTCCAGCTTTCCCTTGCTACTTTGACGCCCTTTCTGGCAAGTTCCAGTGCAATACCAAAATTCATCCCCATACAGTCCCTGTACGCCTCTTCAAACTGCTTCTTAGGGCTCCAGCTCTCATAACCATCAGAATATTTTACCAGATACCCTTCATCTGCAGGGTTTTCATTTTCTGGCATTGTCCACCCACGGTATTTGTTGTAATCCCCCCTGTTTATGGGTCTTGCTTCAATCATTTTTGTTCCAGCATATTTTTTCATAATCCTGTATACCTCTCTTTCTTGTATGTCATTTAACTTCTGGTAGTCCTGCCACAGATGTTAAAACTGACACTATGCCTGCAAGTATGGCTGTAGACACTGTAAGCATCCAGTCTACACCACCTAATGCTGTCGCTGCGCCTATGCCTCCTATTGCTGCCTGTGCTGTTGTTTTTATAGCACGTATACCAGCAGCTTTTAACCATTTCTTTGTTTTACCACTCATTCCTGTTCCCTCCTACATTCCTATTCTTGTGAATATAAACCCAAGCACAATCCCTGTAACAGCGGTAATGATATACCCTGTCACTTTCCTCCACATTTCACCGTCCCTGCCTTCTAAGGCTTCAAGGCGTTCTCCTTGTCTTTCCTGTTCTTTCAGCATACTTTCCATGCTTGATGCTAACTTGGCAACAGATGCTGTAAGTGAACTAATTTCCCTTACCATTTCCTCTAAAGCATCAATACGCCTGTTCTGTCTTTTGTTTTCCTCATCCTGCCTTTTGGCAAATTCATCATGCTCCGCACGTGTAATTGGTGTGTCCATTATATCCTCCTTCCCATTAAAAAAAGAGCCTTTAAGCCCTTTACATTATTTAATAAAGCCAGTCTGTAAATCTGCATGTTGCAAATCCTGCCTGGCTATGTTATATTAGATATAAGAAGAAAAGGGAAAGCCATAGAAGCGGCTCTACCCCAAACAGTTAAAAGCTAATTTTTACATCAGCCGTCACTATTGCAGTAGTGGCGGCTATTTCTTTCCCTTAAAGATTGTGTAACACAATCCAACAAGGGCAACAATAAATATTCCAGTCTGGATTAAATCCTGATATGTAATATACATTGTACCGCCCTCCTTCCTTTATGGTCTGGAGGGCTTTTAAAACCCTCCGTAAATACAGGAGGGGTAAAGCCGCCTTGGCTCTATGGTTTCCCACATTGACAATATACCACACTTTTCACAGCCTGGCAATATTCCATAGTTTTACATTTCCATTTAACTGCATTTTACAGCGTTTTCCAATATTTCCATACGTTTTTCCAGGTCTTCAATTTTCTTCTGCTGTCTGTTGTTTTCATCTTTTAAAAGCTGGCAGAACCTTATTAAATCTGAAATAAACTCCTCATAACGTATGCCATACCTGTATTCACCAGGTACAGTTTCTTCTACCAGTTGTTGTTTTGTGTTTCCATCTTCATCTTTTGTTTCCACTTCTTTTATTTTAGTAACTGGAGATTTAATAAAGGCAGCATGGTCATGCAGGCCAATTTCTGTCATTAATTCTTCAAAGTCCTGGGCTATGATACCATGATGCGGTCTTCCAGATTCACCATTTATACGTTTAAATATTACTGGACGTAGTCCCATTATTAGCTGGATTAATTTTTCATCTGTTATGCTGGTATCTTCATAACTGCTTTCTTTGCCTATATATGATATTTCTTTTTTCTCATTTCTGTCTGATGTGGAAATACTACTATTGATAGCATATATTTGAGTCCATCTTCGATCTGGTGTTCCTATATGTCCACAGTCTTCTGTTATTGGATAAAAGTCAACACCAGACGCTGAAGGGGTGACACATATTGCTATACCGCGGTTAACCGCTGACGAATCGGCCATAAATTTTATCAAACGATCATCAAATTCTATCTTGTTATGTGAACTATATTGTTGTATTGAACGAGTTACTATTGTGTTAAAATTTACATTGCCAGTAACTGTACCACCACTTACTGGCAGTGCCCCTACTTCCGCCGCTGTATATGCTGGCTTACTGGATGCTTTTGCCCAGGCATATACGTCACTTGCGGGCATTGAAGATGGGAAGTCTGTTATCTGTGCCCTGCTGTGCGTATGCCCTGATGGTGCAAAATTTGAAGGTTTATCACTTAAATCATTATAACTGCCTGTAAACGCTACTGGTTTTAAATCTGCAAACCACCTGTATATCTTTCCAAATATTGTTTTATGTTTTTCCCCGCTGTTTATATTTTCTCTTTTTTCTGCTGGGTTAAAGGTTACAATACTGTCTTTACTGTTACCCCCCCCCGATTTGTAACAAGGAAACCATGCCATAAACCACACTTCCTTTCTTTTTTATACTATCCTTTATATCTGGCTTAATTTTTCCTCCAGGCTTGTTATCTTTTCTTCCTGCTTCTGTATTATATCCGCTAAATTATCCAGCTTGTCATACATTATCTGGCCGAAACGGATTACATCAGAAATTAATTCCTCATAACGGATACCATAAATATACTCCCCTGGTATCTCCTGTGTTTTAATTTCTTTACTGCCATCTTCTTTTGTGGTTTCAATTTCCTCTGTTTTTGGTGATTTAATAAAAGCTGCATGGTCATGCAGGCCAATTTTTTTCATTAATTCCTCAAAGTCCTGCGCTATTATTCCGTGATGGGGTCTTCCAGATTCACCATTTATACGTTTAAATATGCAAGGTAAAATCCCACACATAAACTTAACCAGCTGTCCATCAGACATATATGTATCTTTGTATTTACTGTCCTTGCCTATATATGATATATTTTCTTTCTCATTTCTATCAGATGTGGAAATTGAACCATTTGTTGCATATAACTGGTTCCACATATGGGAACTGTCACCCAGATACATATAGCTAGATGCAGCGGGTCTGAATGTCTGTCTCTTAACTATTACAGCATTCTGGGTACCCCAGTCAGGTGAAAATAACAAATGGTTATTACTGTTATCATTGCTGGTATCACCTGCAAAATATATTACACCCCTGCCCATAGTTACATTAGTAGTAACTACCTTCTGTATTACAGTATCGCCAGTAACTGTCCCACCTGTTACTGGCAATGCCCCTACTTCACCTGCTGTATATGATGGTTTACTGGCCGCTTTCGCCCAGCTGTAAACATCAGATGCAGGCATTGAAGACGGGAAATCCGTTATATCTGATTTACTGTGCCTGTGTGATGATGGTGCAAGGTTTGATGGTTTATCCTGTAAATCGTTATAACTTCCGCTAAACGCTACTGGCTTCAAGTCTGAAAAATACTTTGCTATTTTGCCAAACAGCGTTTTATGTTTTTCACCGCTTCTTATATTTTCACGTGTGCCAGCTTGTGTAAAACTGGCTGTCCTGTCTTTGGTATCTGTCTGTTTATACCCTGACTTAAACCATGCCATCTGCTACCACCACCTTTACTTGTATATCCTGCTTCTGCTCTTCAAACGTTATTGTTACATTGTCACCATCTACCACTATATCTGTATACCCTACACCTGGGACATCTGCATATACGCTTATACTGCTGTTGCTGTCCAGTCCTTCAATAGTACATGTGATGCTTGTTTCTCCTGCCGCAAGTGTAGATATTGCTTCATTTTTGTTTATGGCATTTTTCAGGCATGTATCATTGTCAAGTAGCTGCTTTGTAGCAGGGCTGAAATTATCTGCATGGTTTGTATCTGTTGGTTCTGGTATCCTTACTGTGCCTGAAAATACAGGGTTGTTACTTGTATAATCTTTCATAACACACCCCCTCTTAAAACACATCATCAAGGTAAAATGTCATTTCCATGTCACCATCTTTGCCTTTGGCTTTAAAGTTCTTGATACAGGCAATATCCCCGTTTTCGTCATACAGCCCTACTTCACTTATGTCTTCCCCTGCACATTCCTGTTCTTCCAGGGTACAGCTGTACCTGCATTTGGTGTCTTCTGTAAACTCATAGCCACTAATCTCTTTACGAAAAATTTCACTTGCAAGCTCTGCCTGGTCTTCTTCTGGTGTTATAACACCACCGTCTCCATCCACGCCGCCATTGCCAAATGCCATGCCTGTAATTTTAGGCAGGACAACAGCTCCTGCCCTGGCTTTTACCAGGTTTTCCCTGGCTTTTTTTGTAATAATTACATTTTCTGCCACTTATTAAACCTCCTCTTCCATATATAGTGCATTGAGCACTTTTGAACCGTCAAGCAGTACAGAACCATCAAGGTAACACAGGTTCCTTTTATATGTTATTGAAACTTCCCCTATATTTTCATGGGTTTCTATTGCTGCTTTAAAACTCATATTTGTTTTGCCAGTCCTGCATCCCGCCTGCCCGCTGCCTGTATGTTCCCAGAAATTTACCCTGGAATAGTATGTTGTACCTGCCTTTATATCCTGCTGCCTGCCATGATACAGGACACCTTTTATTAAAACAGCTGGGATATCTGCAATTACATGTACTGGCATCTTTATCCCATTGTATTTAACCCACGGTACCAGGTTATATCTTCTTCTGGCACACAGCAGTACAGAACCATCAAGAAGCCTTGAGCCATCAAGGATATCACAACCCCAGAAAAATAAAAATGTCCTCATTTCCATAATGGGGACATCCATTTTTTCTGGTATGTATATAATAAAATTACGCAGTACCTCATTTTTTGCTGTAAACGCCATGTTCATTGGCAGGAACCTTCCAAGCATTGTATAAAGTATCTTTTTCTGTCCCTGCAGCTCACTGTGGACTGTTACATGTATATAGTATCTTTGTAAATCCCCTGAAACCTCATAATTCCCAGCACCATATAAAACTTCCAGTTTCTTTAACAGTGTCCTGTATGTGTAAGGGATTGTGCTGTTCCACTGCATAAGCACATTTACCCTCCTTGTTTCAAGAGATTCTAAAGCACCTGGGGTAATCCCCAGGATACTTTCATATCTTTTTATCCCATATATACTGCAGTCTTTTATAAAAGCTTCATCCAGTATCTTCTGGATACTGCTGTTAATATTATCAAAGTCTGCATCCTCTGCTGCCATTATCTCCTTTATTTCAGGGAACTGCAGCATAAATGGTGGGAGGTAGTTTGCAAGCCTTTCCCTGTATACTCCATCAGCCAGATATATCACCCCTTACCGGGATGGCATCACTGTCCAGTACCAGGTTCCTGTCCGGACCATCCAGTGTTACATCTGTAACATCACTTATCCCCTCAAGCTTCAGCAGCCTTGATTCAATCTCACCTGTACGGACGACAATCCTGTCTTCATCTGCCCATGACTGTGACAGTTCCCAGAAATAATTGTCAAGCATTTCCTGTATAGATGCTTTCAAAGTTTCAAAAGAAAAGCCCTGCATGTATGTAATAACTGCTGATACATTTACTGGCACGCCCCTTACACCAGTTACGTTTACAACATGGCCGACTGGTGCTATGCCATCACCTTCACCTGCTGATGTTACTGGGTCAAGTGTATCCTGCACTATTTTTACAAGGGCAGAAGACGGGGGCTTGTATTCAGAATTTATAACCACTACCTTTACCGTCCCGCCAGTGGTAAGCAGTTTCTGGACAGCTGCATTATAAACCTTTTCCAGCCAGCTATATGTTTCTTCACCAAGTGTCTGTACAGACTGCCTGCTAAACCATCCTGAAACAGCCTGCCCAGGTATCATGCTTGAAGGGTTAAAACCACTTTCCCATGCCCTTGTTACTTTACAGCCGCCAATACCATTAATGGAATTAACCTTTTCCTTGTAATCTGTTTTATTACCGCCAAATGCGTCACTGGAAAGCGAAGCAAAATATCGTCCCCTGAATGTTTCCACATCCTCTTCTTCTTCACCTGGTACCAGTATTTCTGTAATCTTTGCTGTTTCCATATTGTTAATGTCATTTGATGTTTCTACTGGCAGGAGTTCCCCCAGCTGCTGGTTTCCAATAATACCTGGTGTTTCACATTCTAGCTGGTAACCTCCAGCCCCAGCATCAATAACTGACGAAACAGTATAATTAAGACCACCAAGGTGGAATCTGTCACCAATGGAAACTGCTGTATCCACAGGCAGGACTTCCATCCTGCATATGGCACAGGTTTCCTCTTCTGGGTAAATCCCACGCTCCGCCGCCCTTTTTATAAGATAATGGTATGATGCAGAATCTGCAAAAACCTCATCAAGCACCATATCCAGTGAAATATAAAACCTGGACAGTTCCAGGGCAGCAGGGGCAAGGGCATCATAAATTACAGAGCCCTCCCTTTTATCAAACCTGTCACTGACATTAGAAAGCATCCTGTCCATCAATGTATCAAAACTGTACCCTTCAAACATTAAACCTGCACCTCCTTCCCAATCCCTATAGCATCACCTTCTGTTGTTATAACTGTAAAACTGCAGTATACTGTCCTTTTGCCAGTACGTTCTGCATTAAAACCTTCCACGCTTTCAATGCGGTCATCCGCAACAAGTGCTTCTGT